GAAATCGCTGGCAGGTTTGGCGCTGGTCGCACCATTGTCCGTCTTCATCAAAGTTGAAGCGGGCGGAGCAGCGGCTTATGTCGTATGGCAATGTATTCATGCTGATAGCCCTCTCACGGCGTTTATTTCCAGACCTACCCACTGGCCCTGCTTTGTTTCGATAGGGCCCTTCAGTGCAGCCGTGCGGATTCCTGCGGGTGTTTTCATGCGCCACCTCCACAAACGAACGGCACGTCATTGCGAAGGCGCTTCTCTGGCTGGTGCCATGTGTCCTTGGTCATCGGCTCAAGCGTTAGCTCAGGCCGGGTGCAGGCAATCATTTCGAGTTCGGCGGTGTGAATGCCGGCGTGAAGCGGTAAGCCTCGGGCGCAACCTGGGCAGTGGTTCATGCTGCAATCCTCCGGCTCATTTCTTCGTTCAGCGCATCCCGAATGACGCGGGGCATGTAATAGATCCGGTAGAGCCAGAGCTGCTTACCGTCATCTTGCGGGATGTTGTAGCAAGCCACGCTGCAACCGAGTTTGCGGATGTCGCGGATTCGTGCGGTGATTTCGGTGTCTGTGATGAATTGTGCTTTGCGGCGAATATTTCCAGCGGTCATTGGGCCTGAACAATACATTGCCCGCAGGACGCGGCCGGTGTTTGAGTGCTTGCTTGGCAGGCTCATACCTCCACCCCCATGCGCTCAAGCTCGACGTGGTTGTTCATAGCGACATACTCCTTTTATTTTAGATTCTAACCGGCATAAGAACAAAATTCCCATTAATCAGACTGGATTTTGCCTGGTTAATCTGTATTTCAACATCCGGCAAACCGCTTGCCATGACTGCATCAATAACGTACTGGTAATTGAACCCGGTTGTGATCTCTTTATCACACTGAACATCACACGCGGCCTCGGCATTATCGTTTACAACCGATAGCGTATCAGTCGTAAATTCAAACCGGCCATTCTCACGGCCAAGCTGCGCTGTTTTTAGCGCGGCAATAAAATCATCTGCGGCTACGGTAGCGGTTGCGTCAAACTCTTTCTGAACAACTCTACGCCAGTCTGGATACTTGCCCGATTGCAGGCTGGTGCTAAACCTGGCGCCATTTCCGTTAATTGTCATCTGGCTGTCAGACACCGATACTATCCCGTCCATAACGGGCATCTGGCGCACGCTGTCAGCCGGCATTATAACATCCGGCCCATTGTAGTCTATTTCCCAGAATGCCAGCCTGTGGCCGTCTGTGGCGACTGCAAAGCCTTCAGTTAAGTGGATTCCGTTGAGGTATGGTCGCACGTCTTTCTGTGGCATTGCGTGTGCCACTATTGCTATTGCTTCCGACAACTGCCCAGAGGTTAGCGTGGTAGCTGTCGCGTCCTCGTAATTTGGCTGAGGAAAATTATCGAACGGCATAGACTCAAGCTTCAGCTTGCTGCGGCCCTGTTTGATCTGGCCTTCGGTAATCTCAATCGGCCCGGACTTCATGCCGGCAACGGCTCGCGCCAGCTTTTGAGCCTCAATTGTACACTTGCCAGGATCGCCGGTTGCCGGTACTGATTCTGAATACGTGCGCACGCCGTCGTTGGCGGTGATCGTTAGCAGTTCGCCGTCAAAGTCTAATGCGACGTGTGTGAATATGGGTATGGTGCTTTTTTGTGGCGCGACTTTTGCCGCACGCTTCATGGTTGCGCTGATGTCTGATTTTTCGATTATGATTTTCATGGTAGCCCTTAAAATAGATCGTATTGTGATTCTTTGGCAGCCTCAAGATTGCGCAGCGCCAGATTGAAATAGGATTCTTTTAGCTCTGCGCCGATAAACTTCCGGCCTGCTTTTAGTGACATATAACCTTCGCTACCAATGCCCATGAATGGGCTCCAGACGATCTCTCCTGGGTTGCTCCAAAGCTGCAAACATCTCTGTATAACGCCAAGCTGCAACGGGCATATGTGACGTTCGTCGTCGCTGTCCCGGCCTTCTCGAAAGTTCAGCGTATCGGTCTGGTTTATGTCAGACCATATCGGGCTGGCATAGCGCTGCCATACATCGACGCTGGTGTTGTGGCTGTCATCCTGCACGGTCCATCCTTCGCGTTCGTCGTTCCAAACGTGACGCTTAAAGCCAGGCGCGGGCTCAGTGCCAACGTAGTATTTAAACGCACCACTGACAGGCTCAGAATTAGCGCCAGGCTTGCGCATCATTACCATGCTGTCTGGAATGCCCATGCGGCTCATGGCGCTGTCTTTCTTGATTGTTTTGTGCAGTAATCCCAGTGCTTTTGTGCGCTGCATTGCAACAACGGGATCTTTCCAGATCACAACTTCGGAGTGATAAATAAAACCGGCGTTCTGGTACTCGCGGATAATCTCCCCGCGAAAATCACGGATACCGATAAACCCGTCATTCTGCTTGCTGGTTGGCAAGTTCATGCAGTGAATAGCAACGATACGCCCCGGCTTCATCACTCGGAATTGCTCGCGAATCAGGTATAGATACTGCTGCCAGAACTCCCCGCTGTCTTTGCTGTTTCCCATATCCCGGTCGCTGTTGCTGTAGGTGTATAACGACTCAAACGGCGGGCTGAATATTGAAAAGTGTACCGAGTTATCTGGTAAACCTGCGGCCATTTCTACGGTATCCGCGTGGTAGACTGCGTAGTTTTCGTTCATTACCTGATCTATTACATTAGCCATTCTGGAATCCCCATCTGTGTATTTGCTTCGTATTCTGTTTTTTCGGTAGCGGCGCTGAATATTTCTTTATCCATCATGGTTTTCATGTGATTAACCATTGAAGCGCCTAGCTCTTGGTTGTTTTTGTCTTTCTTCATAATGTTTTCAATAACCGCGCCCTCGGTGTCTGCGCTTACAACGTGGACGTGAACTTCATTCAATTGACCAAACCTCCAGCATCGGCGTATAGCCTGGTAGTACGCCTCCCATGAATCGGAAAGGCCCACAAATATCATCTGATGGCAGTTTTGGAAGTTCATTCCGAACCCGGCGATTTTTGGCTTGGAGACCATGACCCGCACGTCGCTTCTAGCAAAGCCAACAAGCGAGTCTGCTTTATGGTCTGGCTTGTCGCTTCCCTTCACCTCCACTGCGTCGGTAATGGACTTTTTGAGCCGATCTGATTCGTCGTTCAAGTTGCACCAGATAAGAACCTGGCCTTCCATACTATTTGCCAGCTCAGCCGCTACGGCTACGCGGGCATCTACTGAGTCTTTGCGTGCCTTATTGCGATCTTGCAAACCCTGAGCCGGCTCAACAAACAGCGCATCTTCTGGCGTAGTCTCGACAACGTGCGAGTGATAGTGAAGTTTCGGCAGTACGTGGCGTGACCCATCAAAGCCAAGGTCAGTCGGACTTCTGATAACCGCTGCCCAGGTTGCCATCCATTCAAAGAACCGGCTCTGGCCGTGGCCTTTTAGCCGCCACTTTGAAACGTCCCCGCCGTCGTGGATGAAGAACATGGCCAGCATTTCAATTTGCGACATTATGCCTAAAAATTCAGCCTGCGTGCCAAGCTCCATGAAATCGTTAGGGCTGGGTGTTGCAGTGCAACTGAGCCGGTACTTAATGGACATGCCGAAGTCTGTAATTTCTTGCCGACGCTTTCCCTGCATCCCTTTTAAGATGCTGGATTCGTCTATAACAATTCCCTGAAACACGTCGGGGTCAAACTTATGGATCTGCTCGTAATTTGTGATGACAATGTTGGGGCCAAAAAACGCCGCGCCGGGATTGGCCTTCTCGACGTTTATTCCGTATTTCTTGCCTTCGTCTATCGTCTGCAATGACACTGCCAGCGGTGCCAGGATAATGACGGGGCCGCCGGTATGCTTGGCCACCTGGTCAGCCCACGCCAACTGCATGATGGTTTTGCCTAGCCCGGTATCTGCAAACAGTGCTGCCTTGCCGCGCTTGCATGCCCATCTTACCAATGGCTCTTGATAGTCAAAAAGCGGGTATGGCAGCACTTCGGGGCAAGAAAAACCGGCGTCTACATGCCGGAATGACTTTTGCTCAATGAATGATTGATAGCTGCTCACTCTCCACACTCCAGCTCAATAGCCCGCTGCAAACTAACAATAGCTTCACGCCGATCTTGAATGCCGTCCTTAGAGCCGCGCTGGCCAGGTTTCAACATTTTCTTGAGCGCATGCTGGTCGGCTGGATTGGTGATTCTGTATGCAACCAGGATATCGTACACATCCGTTAGTTTGCCGTTGATTAGAACGTGGTATTTGCTAGCGGGTTCGTCATAGTGCTCACCCGTCGGCCCGATAGAATCCATACGTTTTTCTGCCTCGGCCCAGGCCTCTTCTTCATCGGGGCTGCTGAATGTACTGTTAGCCGAATCCT